GTGGGATTCAGCTGGAGTGGTCGACGAGACGCCTGGTTGAATCAACACAAGGGTGTGCCATTTGAAACTATTCTTGAAATGATTCGCAGCGCACCTGAGTATGAATGGATCAACCTGCAGATTGATGCTACTCCAGACGAAGAACTTGCACTAGCTGATGCTGGTGTCACACGCTATCCTGGCAGCATCACCAGCTTTGCTGACACAGCGGCCCTGATCATGTGTCTGGATGTGGTGATCAGTGTGGACACTGCCATAACACATCTAGCAGGCAGTCTGGGTAGACCAGTCTGGGTCATGTTGAATCAGTATTCAACTGATTGGCGTTGGTTGCTGAATCGTGACAGCTCACCCTGGTATAGTACCGCTCGACTGTTTCGTCAGCCAGTGCGTGGCGACTGGGCATCAGTCACAAAGAAAATCACACAGTATCTAAGCTGGTTCAAAGTTTGACATTTGAATCATGATGCGATTTCTAAATTCTTCGCTGTGAAAATACTTTTTGTTTGCTTGAACTCTAGGCAGTAGTCGTTGATAATCTGCTACCATTGTGCCTGAGCGAATCCAAGACTCTGTAAAATCAACAATTTGTTGCAGTCTAACAGCCGAGTCAGGTTCACTGTCCCAGGTGCGCCAAGGCACTACATCTGAGAACATGTCTAACCCTATGTCACTCAAAAACTGATTGATTCCTGCACTGCCCACTATTATGGGAATTTGTCTAGCCACAAATGGTTTGCAAGTTTTTTCACTGATATAAGGCAAATTGATATCAGTTTCTGTTACCAGATTTACTGCATACTGATTGTAGACCCAATGGTCTACTCCAATATCGTTGCGAGTAGAATCAGGAACTTCATCTGGCAATGTTCTATGACCAACAAACGTGTACATCATGTAATCGGTTAGATTTCGTTTGGTAAATTCTTCCCATAACCAAGTTCTATGCGACCTGGATCTATTGTTCAAACACATGATACCTTGAGTTTTTTTATTGTCTGCATCAAAGCTGAATCCGGTCCACCACAGTGATTTCCGCAAACTGAACGCCCAAAGAAACAAGGGAAAAAATGCTTGTCCTTCTGCAGGCTGATACCAAAATTGAAAATTGTTTGTGAGAGTAATTGGAGACTCAATTAATTTTTTGTTGTCAGGCCATGGATTGTGAGTTATGTCAAGAACATATGTCTTGTCCGTTAACAATGCTTGAGTCAATTGAACATTTTCAAAATCATTATCTGTTACAACTAGTGTGTGGTCTGGAAACCACTGGGTAAGATAAGAACGATTGGTATAATAACGATCAGGATCTAGATATTGTATCATGCGAATACTTAGTCAACAAAAAAGGGCCTTTCGGCCCTTTTTGTTCCTTCCCATCCCTGAGAAAGTTGTAGTTCTCTGATTAAGAGAAAGACAAATTGCTCACGGCAATTTCTCCGACATAATCGCCAGCGTTACCAAACGAACTGGCAGTATTTGTCAACTCGATGTAACCATAACGTGTCATGAATGACACGACTGGTTCGAATGTTGTTGGATCCAGAACAACACCACTGCTCATCAACGGAATGTATGGGCAGTAGAATGCAGGAGCGTCAGCTTCTGAAGAACCCTTGTAACCAACCAACACTGGTGTAGTGTCGCTAGCATAAGAGTCAACAAACACACGCATAGCGCCGTTCAGTGTACCAACAAACTTGGTGTTTGTAGGAGCTTCGAATGTGCCTTCTGTTGTGCGAGCAAAAGCAGAAGTAGTTGCAGATTGCAACACTGTGAGTGCAGCAGAGCTAACCACAGCGTAGTTACCAGCGCCACGACGAGTACGTTGGGCGATCAGGTTAGCAACACGGTTGATCAACACAGCTAGAGCAGCGTGTTCGTCACCAACGAATGTAGCAGTACCAGAAACGGTAGCTTGGTTGTATGTAAACTCAGTAGCAGCCAGTGAGCGCAGGCTCAACAGGATCTCTTGGTCAATCTCAGCTGTAATCTCTTGTGCAAGAGCAGCCATGATTTCTGCTTCAACGTCAATACCATGCATGGCTTGTGCGTCTTGTGCAGATTCAAATGTCCAACGAGCTTGCAACTTACGTGTGCGAGCTTCGACAGCTTGCTTCAAGATCTGAACGCTGATTTGCTTACCGCCAGTACCTTCCATGGTGGCTGTTTGGCCGCCAGTGTAGTTGGTAGCTGTGCTAGTGGCAGCTGGTACTGTGGAGTACGCAGTAGCGATCTTGAACGGGCTCAATGCTTCTTCACCAGCTGTAACGCTTGTGGCGGCAGCGGATGTGTCTGTCAAAGACTGGGCATAACGCACACGTAGAGTGTGGATCTGACCAACTGGGCCTGTCATTGGCTGAACGCCCACCAATTCGTTAGCAATAACGGTTGGCATAACACGACGGATAACTGGAAGAATCACACGGTTTAGTGTAGCGATGTTACCAGCTGCGGTTGAACCTGCGGAAGCGTTTTCCTTCAAGTACTTACGGGTGTTTTCAAGGATAACACCCATGCTGTTGCGCTTGGAACCGTTCAAACCTTCAAGCAATGCTTCTTTGGTTTCGCCCCAGCGACTTTCTAATAGTTCTTGTGACATTTAAGTCTCCTTTAAATTATTTTAACCCTGCCAGGCGCTTGAGGTTGAACACATTGCTGCGGTCTTCCTGCTGACTACTTGGAACAGATTTATCTCCAGTGGATACGGACACCGATTCTGTGATCACTTTAGAGGCTTTCACGGAGCGGTCTTCCAACACTGCTGGTAGATACTTTTCGAAGGCGTTTTTCAAACGAGGTGTTTGTACGCTTTCAAGCAAATTGCGCATGACTTCTTGTTTGTCCCGGTTTAGTGGGGCAAGTAACATTTCCATTGTGCTTTCACGCTCATTGGATTCGTTCATCATGCGTATTTCGCGTTCTTTTGACTCAACAACGACTTTTGCTCGTTGTGCGAGTTTAATGGCTTCTGCCAATTGCGCATCTTTCTTTGATAGTGCGCTGTACAGCTTGCGAACTTCGGCTTTCTCATTCAGGTGAGTGGCACCAAATTCACTTGCATACGCTTCAAAGATTCGACGTCCAAAATTGTTCTCACGAGCAACTTTGATGTCTTCTTGCAATTGGCTAAGTTCAGTCTTGAGATGTTGACTAACAGCTTGGCTCATTTTCTGCGCGGATTCTTTTACAAATCGTGCTTTGAGACTTTCAAGTTTACCACGGGCTTCACGTACCAAGCGGACTTTTGTTTCCACTACGTCACGTTTGTCTGCGGCAAATTCTTGGATCTCGTGTGCCAAGGCATGCACCATGAAGCTTTCTAGTTTTTCTAGCCCTTCACTGTGCATCTTACGGTCTTTACGCAGTTCGCCAATTTCTTCAGCAAGTTTTGTCACCATAAAGTTGTTGAACTTTGTTGACGACTCTTTCATCTTGCTTTGGAAACGAACGCGATCTTCGGCCAAGCTCTGCTTTTCAGCAGCTACCTGGGCAATTTCTGCGGCCAGTCCTTCTGTTACCATCTTATCTAAGGCTTCTACCATTACTGTTTTATCGTGCTCATAGCGTTGCGCGAACTCTTCACGGAGTTCGGTGCGGGCCTGTTCACGGGCTTCACTCAGCTTGGCTTCCCAGGCTTCGTTGATTTCCGTACGAGTTTCCTCTGTAATCAGGTCACTATCGAGCAATGGTTTAATTGCGTCCAGCATTACTGGTTCTCCTTATATTTTGAGATCCCGGATGAGCTTTTTAACTTCATCTTTAAGGTATCTCTGCACTTTGTTGTTTTGCCCAGATTCACGAGCTACTTCAAGCAATCTATGTCCGTACTTCATGTTCATGAGACCTTCATATATTGCTTTAGGATAAGCATTCGGAGCACTAGGTTGTGCAACTACATCTATAGTGACTATTTCAAAGTCACTTACATGTCCTGTTCTGTCATCTACATTGCCGCTACCGCGGCTGGACACCCCTAGCTTGATTCCAGATTGCAGCAGAGTCTTGATCAACTCACCCATTGGGGTTGGTAAAATCTTTAGTTTGCCGCAGCCAGCTTCGCCATCCATCCACATGTTTTCAACACTGTGACACACACGATCTAGGTTAATTTTGAGATCTTCTGGATGATCTACTTCGCCTAGTACTGAGTTGCCTTCTTTAATCTGTTGATTAATGGTGTTAACTGCTTTGCTGATTTCGTGCAAGGGGTATATTCTGTCATTTGCATTGCGCTTGTTGCCTTCAATGCAAATTCCTTTGAGGTAGAGATTCTTACCGAGGCCATCAGCACCAGATTCTTCAAGAACCTGGATGTTGGCCTGCGTGAATGTAAGTTGTTCTCTTAGGGTTTTCATCAATTATCCGCGAGCTACAGGGCTTTTGGTATTGACACCAGCTGCTTGACCCAGAGTTGGTTTTGTTGCTGCCGAAGGTTTTTGTGTGCCTTGTGCAGGTGTATTACCCACTCGACCAATCAGTTCTTTTGTGCTGTTGCTGTAAGCTGAGGTATCATGCTTGCCGCCCATTTCGCCGCCGGCGTGTACTGGCTTTACTGAGCTGCCAATTGGACCTTTAGCGCCAGCATTTGCTGCCACTGTGGACTTTTTGTTAACTCCGCCTTCTTCGCTTGTGACTGGCTTTGGCGCTGCTTTTAGGCTGACTGCTTCCATCATGCCCATTTCTTCTGTGTCGTCCATTTCAATGG